AAGGCACGCCTTGGCCTCGTCGAATGCTTGCGTGCGCTTCACAAGCTGGTCCTCCTTCCAGTAAGCGAAGGCACGCAGGTCCATGCCGTGGACTTCGGACAGGAAGTAGACGTCCTCAAATTCCTGCGAGTCGATGATGATCGCTTCCTCGCGCTCGCGGAACAGATACTCGTTGTGATAGCGGTAGCGCACGATGCCGTTGAAGATCGGCGTGCGCACCTTCTCCTCGAACTCGGGCAGCGACTTGCCTTTCTTGTCGACCGCGCCGGGACCGTTGTAGTAGCCCATCAGCAGGTCGTAGTGGCATTCCGTGGCGATGGCTTGTGGGTCGTGATACTGCGACGGGATCGAGTCGAGAACCTCTTGTGACTGGTTCGCGAAAAGGTTTCCGTCCTTCAGGTAGCACTCAAGCTCTGCAGTCACGAGCTTGTTGGTGAGGCAGTGGTAGTCCGCCGCGACGAAGAAGCGATCGACGTCCTTGCCGTTCACCACGCGCGCGATCGACAACGTGACATTCGGCACGCCGTTCTCGACCTTCAAGTCGATGTCCCACTCCACGAGGATCGGCGTGATCTTGTTCAACTGCTGGCTCTTGCCGGTCTTGTGATACTGCGCGGTGATGCCGTGGTGCGTGAATGTCGACGGATCGTTGTAGAACGACTGCCAGTCAGTCGGGATCACCGGCTGCGATCCGATGTCTGCGAGATCGAAGGAATCCACCGGATCGAACAGGCCGTAGTTGTTGCCCCACCGTGCGCTGCGTGTGGGCATCGGCGAATCGTCGAACGGTGAGCGATAGAACGTCATCGACGGCTCGTGCTTGAAGAACACGCCACACATTTTCTTTGCGTCGGCGCGGAACATGAACTGCGGGCAGTCGTTGAACTCGAACAGCCCCCAAAAATGCGTGTCCACTTCAGGCGGAAACGGAATGTCCCTGATCGTCACTGCTGTCGGCGCGCTCGGCGCGCTGTTCGTCATCGGATACGCATACATCTTCTTCGCCGATGCCGGGATGTGCAGGATGATGTTGTCGCGCACGCACGCGCACTGGTTGTAATCGGCAGTCGGGTTGAACAGGATTTGGATCGTGACCGGGTAGCCGTCGAGAACCTTGGATTGGCGCGAGGCGATGTCGGCGATGGCTTTGTCGAGATCGGGTGCGAGATCGACCTGCCCGTCCTTGTAGAGCCGCTCGATCTGATTGAAGCCGATCGGCGGGTTGAAGCCGTAGTCGCGCGTCAGGTCCACCAGCACGAACGGCGCGAGGAACGCGCGTGCCATGCGTGCAGCGGGCGTGCGCGCGTGACGTGAGCGCGAGATGAAGTTCGCGTAGGGGCGGCGCTGGTCGTCCCACCACAGCGCGAACTGGCGGCGCTGGTCGATGTATGCGCCTTGATACAGATGCGGCACCGGGGAATCCTGCGGCGTCTTGCGCGACGTCACTACCATGCGATCCTTGTCGGCGCTCAGATGATCCACGCCACCATCGAGATGACCACCGTCGTCGCACATCTCTGCCAGCGGCCACGCGCACATGGTGTAGCCGGTGACGAACTCGGAATCGTTTGGACCGCCAACCTCGAAGCCCGGAGATCGGTAGTTCCTGTCGATCTTGTCGGACGTGATGAACTCGTAGAGGACGTCGCCACCGAGCGCGTCGATCCTGATCTCGCCCTTGCGCCCTTGCTTGAGCAAACGGATCGTCACGCCCTGAATGGGCGTGATGGTCTTGGTCAGGGTATGAGGCGCGGAGCGGCGCAGGAGCCCGTATTTCTTCAGGGCGAACCTGCGCCACTTCGCTGCCTCGCTCACATCGCCCGTGAGCTTGACCACGATCTCGGGGTCTTTCTGCCCGAGAGCGACCGCTTGGTCTCTTACCCGGCGAAGCCTCTCGCCGACCACGCGCGTGTCTTACGCGTCCGCAGCCGCGAACGTGTAGGTCACGAGCAACTGGTCGCTCGACACCACCGAGCGCGCAGCGCTGAAGCGCGCCGCCGACATCAGCGTGCCGGTCGTGGCGCTCTTGGCGCTCGCCGACGCGATGAACGCGCCGTAGACCGTCTTGGTCGCGTTCATGGTGAACGTCGCCTTGTTCGCGCTGTTGGAGAGCGACTGGCCGCTCGGAGCCGACTCGTTGTAGACCTGACGCGTCGACTCGTTGTAGGCCGTGCATTCCGTCGAGTTCGCCGTGATGTTCGCGGCGGTGTCGGTCGCCACGGGCGTGTAGTTGCCCTCGAACAGGCCGACATACCACGGGTTCACCTGCGTGCCGCCGTTGAAGATCACGGACAGAACGTGGTTGAGACCTTCGTTGACGACGATGTTGTCGCACTGATCGACGCCGATCAGCTTGCCGTCACGGATGTGTTCGACGTCGAACTTGCCGCCGAGCATGATCTTCGCGCGCGGCAGGAACAGCTTGCCGTCCTCCGCGATCTCGAACTTGCGGCCCCGGATTTCCTTCAGCAAAGACGGATGCAGATTTTCCACGGTCACTCTCCTAGTTGATGATGACGCCGTTTCTACGGATTTCGGCTTCGGCGGAATCGCCGATGGCGAAAGAGCCAACGCCACCTTTGGACGGAGCGGTCGCGACCACCTGTCGGAGGCCGTTGCGCTCGCGATACAGCAGCGCGGCGCGGTCGTATTGCGGGACCGCGATGCGTTTTTCAGTGAGGTTGATGATGGTGCCGTTCGGCAGGCCGAGCATGAAGCCCTTGTGCGAGAGCCACATCGCGCCCATGCCGTCGCCGAGATCGGCGGAGATCACGGATACCGGCACTTTGATGAAACCGCTCTGCGGCGCGCCGTAGTCGAGCTTCTCGCTGAAGACGTAGGCTTCCTCGCCGCCGCCCGTGACGACGTAGTGGCGATCGGCGGTCGCGAAGTAGATCGCGTCGTCGAGCCCGCACATCATCATCGGCTTGCTCGGCAGCATCACGAAGTCCACTGCCGGGTTGTGGTAGCCGTAAAGCTGCGGGCGGCTGCGATAGACCATGCGGTCGTTCGCCACCCACAAGCAGCCCTTGTAGTAGGCAAGCAGGTGTCCACCCGGCAGCGGGCGATAGAACGCTTCCTCGCGGCGCTGGCCGGTGCTGGTCTGCGTCTGCAGGACGACTCCTGCGGTGAGCGAGAACTGCGCACCGTCGCGCACGCCCCACAACGCTGCGCCATCGCTGCAGATGGCGTCCTCGTTCACTTCGGTGTAGCACACGTCGCGGCCCGCGCCGATAGAGCGCACGGTCGTGCCGACGTATGTTCCAGATACGTTCTGGAGACGCTTCTGCACGTCGCCCTCGACGAACAGGGTCATCTTGCGGTTGGCCCACAGGCAGCGCAGGTTCGAGCCCGAGTAGCGCGCCACGCGCCCACCACGGCGCTGGATGCCGCCGCCGCGCGTGATGTCGACGTTCACCGCTTGAGCGAGTTCGCCGTCGCGCATGTTCTCCGGGCGCTCGACGTTGTTGAGCCCCGCAAATGCCGCGAGGCGCACGCCGCCGTCGTCACGCTCTGGCGCTTGATCGGCCATCAGAAGAACCTCGCGCGCGAATGACGCAGGTTGCCGACGTTGCCGATGCCGACTTCGTCATCGGTCGAGACGGGTGGCCCGAACACCTGCGCGAAGCGAAGCTCCGCTGCTTCGGCCTTGCTCTTGTCGTAGGTGTCCGCGTCCTTCTTCTTGAACGCGCGCATCACCAGCCACTGCACGAGATCGGTCTGGTAGCGCTCGGGCGTCTCGGGGCAATCGTTGAGGTTCTCGATGCGTTTGAGCGGCATGCGCTTGCATTCGATGCCGAGCGTGGTTTTGACCGTGGTCTCGCCGACCAGCCGCAGCGACTGCGTCTGCGCGTCGGTGCAAGCGCGCGTGGGCGCGCCCTTCTCCGTGCGCCAGCCCGGATCGTCACGATCTAGATCGTAGGTCTTCTCCAGCGAAAGCTCCTCGATACGGACGTTGCCTTCGTCGTCCTTGTATTCGAGCCACGCCTTCGTGACCTTGATGACCGACCAGTGTAGCTTGACGAACTTCTGCCCGATCGCAACCGGGTAGCGACACACCTGTGGGTCTTGCGCCTCGGACAGGAACAGCGAACGCCGGGACGCTTCGCGATCAGCCTCGTCGAGATGCTTCAGCAGAACCGGGTCATCCCACCGGAACGGCTGTGCTTCGTCGTCAGCCTCGTCGCGGAACAGCGCGATGATGTCGGAAGCCTTCACGCAAAGACTTCCTCCAGATGCGCCATGATGTTTTGGCGCAGACGATCATCGGAGAGATGGAAGTTGCGCGGGTTGAGGCCGTGCTTGAGCGCGTGCGCTTCAAGCTCCGCGCGGTTCATGTCGCGCAGGTCTGCAGGGTGCCGCTTGCGCGGCGCGGCTTCACTGACGGCGCTCGGGACCGTGGACGCAGGAACAGCAGCGGGAGCGGCTTTCGCCGCCCCCGCCTTGCGCTTGGATGCCCGTGCGCGCATCAGATGCCGTTGATCTGCGGACGCACCGTCACGGTCAGGCGGATCACGCCCGTGGTCGCGCCGGTCGCCGGGGCAACGGCGCACTTCACGCCGATCGCGCGGTCGCCAGTCGTCGGAGCGACCTTCGTCGAACCCGCCGCCGACATGCGCGCCAGACCACCAGCCTGCCCCGCCGTGGAGCCCGCGATGTATTCCGCGCCCATCGTCGAGGAATTGCTGTTGGCGCGATACGCGCCCGACAGCAAGCCGACGTCGAGCGTGATCGCGGCGGTGTCGGTGTCCAGATCGGTCGTGTCGAGCAGCAGGTCCGAGACGACGTAGCCAGCGGGCAACGGACACATCTCGATGATGTCGTTGACCACCAGCGCGCCAGCCGCGCCGCTGCCGGGGTTGGCGAGATCGAAGTCCGCCACGATGACGATCGGTTCCTGACCGTCCGCGCTCTGGACCGGCTCGTTGCCAGCCGCAAGGGTGCTTTGCTTGAGGGATGCCATGTTGCGTTCTCCTGTGGCCCGTTCGACTTACGTCGTCGGGACGATGTAGGTGTCGACCGAGATCAGGCCGAAGTCGCGGTTGTTGTAGCGCGTCTTCGCGATGCCCTCGATCATGCGGGTGATGACGACTTCTTCCTCGCCGTGATCGAGATCGCTCTCGGTCAACTCGAAGCGCATCCCACCCTTCTGGCCCTTGGTTCCCCACGCGACCGCGACAGCGTGCGCTCCAAGGAACAGCGCGCGAGCGGCGTTCAGGTTCTGGCCCGAGCCGTAGTCGCTGTAGCGCACGTAGTGCTGCTGCTCGTCGAGCAGCACACCGTTGTAATACGCCTTGCCGCCCGTGAAGATCGGGTTCTTCGCGCCATCCTGCGAAGCCTTGGCCTTCTCCAGCGTGAGCCAGCCAGCGTCGCCGACTTCCCGGCGCAGGTCATACATCTGCTCGGGACACATCAGCATCAGGAAATACTTGCCGCCATCGACGTCGACCGGCGTCATGGCGAAGTTGCCGTTGGGACCGCCGTAGAACTTCTTCGCCTTCAGGATGGCGATGTCGATGACGTTCGTCGTCATCTTGCTCGTGTTGGTGAGCGTCGCCTTCGTGAGGTTCTCGCCGACGAGCAGGTGACCCGCGTCCGGCGCGTTGAACGCGTTCGGGAAGCCCGCGTAGCCGACCGGGTAATGCGTGATCTCGGTGCCGATGCCGCGTCCACCGGACGCATACATCACGAGGCGCTGATCCTCGACTTCGGCCATGTAGTCGGACAGGCGCGCACGAACCTGTTCGTCGATGTTGTATTTCACGCGCTTCTGCGTCATCACATCGCCGCAGTTGATCGGCTTGCGATGCTTGTCGATGCGCATCTTGTGCGTGTAGTGGGTCAGCTTGTCTTCGCGACCTTCGGCCTTCTCGTCGCCTTCGATCGGCTTGCCGACGAGCTTGACGATCAAGTAGGTCGTGACTTCGTCGCCGGGACCGGATTCGAGATCGGTCTTCGTGACGACGGGCAGAGCCGCGTCTTCACCGCCAGTCAGCTTGGTGAAGTATTGCTTGTTCGCGGAATCGACGGCGACCTTCGCGGCCCACAGCTTGACTGCGCCTTCGTCGGTCGGGAGAACAGTGGTGCGTGCCATGAGAAAACTCCTCTGTGGTCACACACTGTTGCGTGTTTTAAATGTCGGCGACAGGCCGATGACTGATCCTAACCCAAGTGCAGGCTTGCTGCATAGTGGATTGGATGGGTTTGCGGGCTTGTGACCCGGCTGCATTTGCACCACGACTTCTTCAAGTCGTTCGATGCGCAGCCGAGCCACCTGCCCGGATTTCTTTTCGAGCCGCAAACGCACGCGTCCGCCATCGACGACAAGCACGTCTCCGTGCCTGACGTCGATGAACAGGACTCGTGTTCCCCCCGGAAGATTGCTCATGCGGTCGGCGCTATGACGACTTCCGCATCAGACGCTCGATTTCCTTCTTCGGCAGCGACGCCATCGCGCGCTCCAAGTCCGGTCCCTGCAGACCCTTGAGCTTTTCCATCGTCTCGTCCTGCAGGTCGGCAGCAGCGGCGGCGGGTGCGCCAGCGAGCGTGCGATTCTCGGTGCGCTCCTTGGCTTTGCCGTCCGCGTCCTTCTGCTTGTCCTTCGGCACGAGCTTCACCTCCTTGCCGTCCTTCACGATCTCACCGGCCTTCGCGACCGGCTTGCCGCCCTTGTCCTTGCCATCGACGACTTCTTCCTTCGCCGCAGGCTTGGCCTTGCCAAGGCGCGCCAGCACGAGCGTGTGCGCTTCGTCGAGCAGGTCGCCGAGCGCGTCCATGCCCTTGTCGGAGAACTCCGGGTCTTCGAGCAGCACATTGATCGTGCGGTCGAGCATCGCGACGTTCTTCTTGTCGGTGTAATCGACCGTGCCTTCCTTGACCATGCGCTTGATGAAGCTCGCGCGCTCGTGCGCAAACAGGTTCTGCTGCATCTGCGCGTTGAACTCGGCGGTGTCCTGCTGCTTGGCGATGGCGCGCTTGATCGCGTCGCGCTCGTCGAGCAGCTTGGTCTCGGCGTCGGCGAAGTCCTCGGCGGTGATGTTGCCCGCGACGAGCTTCTTCGCAAGCTCGGCCTTCTCCTTGGTAATCGCGCCGAGACGCTCGTTGGCCTTCTTCATGTCGACCTGCGCCGACTTGAACTGGTGGACCAGCGGCTCGTCGCGCTCGGATTCGGTGGCCTTGTCCTTCTTGTCGGCCTTGTCCTCTTCCTCGGCTTCCTCTTCCTCGCCGGACTTCTCTTCCTCTTCCTCTTCCTTCTCGCCGGACTCGTCCTTGTCCTCGGTGTCGACTTCCTCTTCTTCTTTTTCTTCGGACTCTTCCTCGTCGGCCTCTTCCTTGGCCTTGGTCTTCTCCTTGCCCTTGTCGGCCTTGTCCTCGACTTCTTCCTGCTCCTCTTCCTCGACTTCCTCGTCGGCTTCCTTGGCGAGCTTCGCGCGTGCGGCGTCGCCGGTCTTGACTTCTTCCTGCGCCGCCTTCATCGCCTCGATCTCGGCGGGCGAGAAACCTGCGGCCTTCGCGTCCTTGATGAGATCGTCGTCGACCAGCGACTGTTGCTGCTCGGTCTTTTCACCAGCCATGTTCACATCTCCCTTACATCGACTTCGTGGATTTCGCAGCCAGAATGTTCTGGTGCGCGTTCATCTGCTCCTTGCACTTTCTGCAAGCAGCTTGGTATCGAGGCTTGTCCGCCTTGATCTTCTCGGCGTTGACCAGCGTGCGAGCGTCGTCTTCGGCGCGCCAGTCATCGTTGGACTTTGCCACGTCGGGCATCGGGTAATTCGGCTTTCGTGATTTCTTGCTCATGCTGATCTCCCTACTGCGGAATGCTTGGGGTCTCGATGCCCTTGAGCGCGCCTACGCCAGCGCCGTTGGGCTTGCCCGGTTTGGCGGGCAGGTTCGGATGCGTGGACACCGGCAACGCGGCGGGCAACGCAGGCGCTGCGCTCGCGGCGGTGGCGGTGGGGATCGTCGGCACGAGCGGCGGCGCGTCTTCGTCGTGGAAGCCTGCGGAGCGCAGCAGCGTGTCGGCGGCGTTGGTGATCTGCGGCAGCGTCGCGATCACGCCCGCAGCCTGCATCGCCGAATACATCGCCTCGACGCGCTTCGCCACGGTCTCGGCTTCGAGCTTCTGGCCCTTGAACTGCGCGGCTGCGATGTCCGCGCGCAAGCCTTGAAGCTGCGCCTCGAACTGCGCGTCGGCGAGCATCTTCTGCTTCTGCGTGTTCTCGACTTCTTCCGGCGTCGGCTTCTCGTCGGGATTGGACTGGCCGAATGCCTGACGCACCGCGCGGATCGTGGTCTTTCGGTTGGGCAGGTCCATGAGTTCGATCGCAGCCGGGAGCAGCGCGCCCACAAGCTTGGGCTCCAGCTTGCCGACCTGACCGAGCAGGTCCATCAGCGACTCGGCGGCGGCGTGTGCGATCGACTGCCGCCACGCCTGCTCGCCGACGATGAACTGCGCCTTGCGCGCGGTGAGATCGCCGATGATCGCGCCGGTCTCCGGGTCGACCATGTTCGCGTGCGCATACTCGAACTTCGTGCGCTCGCCCAACACGCCGAACACCATCGACTCCTTGGCGTATTGCTCGACCACCGACAACGTGAGATCACCTTCCATCTGGTGGGCGAAACGCTGGTTGTCGAAGATTTCCGACGTAGAGAGCGAGCCCTGATTCTGGCGAAGCTCCACCGCTCGCGCGGACTGCTGGTCCTCGGTTTCCTTCAGGCCGCGATTCTCGGCGGTGACGCCCGACGAATTGCGCACGGTGGTGACGCCGATCTCGGCGATCTTCATGTGCGCGTCGACCTTGCCGTTGCGATCGACGAACTTCACCGCGCCCTTGCTGATCGCGCCGTTCTCCAAGATCAGCACGCCGTCCGGTGCTTGAGCCTCGTCGCGAATCTGGTCGAGCGACATCACCTTCTTGTCGACCGCGCCCTTCTCGACCATCAACTGGTTCGCGCTCACTTCCCAAATCGCCTTGCTCATCGACTTGTTGATCGCATCCTGAGCGGGGCGGATGCGACGGATCACGCCGTAAGGCGCGTTGTCGCGCTTGCGGCGATAGCACCACACCGGAACGAACGGGAACTGGTTGTGCGCATACGGCGACCAGCCGTCGAACAGCACATCCTCGTCGGTGAACACGGTGCAGCGCATGCGCATGTAGTTGCGATCGTAGGTCGAGCCCACGGCTCGCCCAGTAGTGATCGACGATGGCTCCTTGTGCCAGCACTCCACGATCAGCACACGCTGGCGCGGATTGTTGAGCCACGCCTGCGCGTCGTAGAAGCGCCACGCGTCCTGCTGCACGATCGGCAGGTCGTCGAACTCCTCGATGCGCCGCCCGTGCCACCAGCGCATGTATGGCTCGTTGTCGACGTTGACCTTGACCTTCTCGATCTTGGCGTCGTTGCCGGGGAAATACGCCTTGGCGATATCGACGTCCATCCACTTGAAGCGAAACACGTAGCGCGCGTCTTCGAGATCGAGGCGCTCGCCGAGAGAGTCGTAGAGCATCCAGCGCCACGACTCGCTGCGGACGTAGACCGGGTCTTGCTCGGGATCGGCGCGCACGCCAACCTCGATCCAGCCGAGCCCCGCCTTGAACGCGTTGTCGGCGGCTTGGCTGCGCTCCATGTCCGCGCGGTTGACGTCGTTCAGATACTTCAGGAACTTCGTCTTCAGTTCGGCATCGTCGTGCGCTTCGTCGCTCGCGTCGTTGCGCGGCAGAATCTGGAAGTCGCGGCGCGTGCGCCGCTCGGTGCCGATCAGCCAGTCCACGGTCGCGGCGACTTCGTTCCACGCGACCGGGAACTGGCCGCGCTTCAGCACGGCGTTGGCTTCCTCGGCGCGCCACTGCAACGAGTCGTAGTAGTCCTCGTCGAGCGCCATCTGGTAGCGGTTCGCCGCCTGACGGCGCATCTCGGTCCAGAACCACGACTTCAGCCGGACGTGGCGCTCCTTCAACTCCTGACTGACTCGCACGGCCATCGGCGTCTCCTACCGCAGCACCGCGATGCCGGTCGCGGACGTGCCGGTGGCGCGCACCTTCTTGATGTTGCCGATCTCGTGCAGGCCCGCCTGCAGAGTCAACTGCACACCATCTGTGTTCGAGCTACCGTGGAAGACCACCTGCACGGTGCCAGCGGTGCCAAGCGTGATCGCGCGCACGCCGGGAGCGATCTCGGCGGAGTCGCTCGGTGTGATCGGCTCTCCGTTCATGTAGGGACGCGGCATGTTCGACTCCTAGTTGAGCTTGAGCTTGACGGTGGCGAGGACGCGGCGGCGCATGCCGAGCGCGATCTCGGCGCACTCCGGATGCGCTTCGATGATGAAGTTCACCGGGTAGTAGATGTGACCATCGTGATTGAAGACGCTGACGCCTTCAGCGCGCGGATCGGCGAGCCACTTGGCTTCGTCCTGCTCGAACATCGCAGGCGACAGGTAAACGTCCTTCGACCCCAAGTTGTAGGCGACGGTGCGCACCCACTCGGGAATCTTGGCATCATCGCCGGTCGCGTCGATGACCATCGCCATCGTGCCTGAGCGCGTGAGGATGTCGTTGACCTCGACCTGTCGATGCACGATCGTCACAGCGTGACCTCGCGGATGCGCTTGCCGCTGTCGCGACTGATCTCCTCAACTTCGAGCAGCGGACGCTTGAGATCGTCGAGCGCAACGTCGCGCGGCTTGGGCGGCATGGCGATCAACTCGGGCGTGTAGCGCAGCACCACGTCGGCGAGCTTGTTCAGATTCTCCTTGGTCAAGTCCTTGCCGAAGCACGGCAGGCACAGCGCGAGTTCGTTCGCGCCTTCCTGATTGAGCGTTCCTTCAGGCGTCGCATACTTGCCGATCGACGACAGGCAGATACCGAGCGCAAAGTCGTTGCGGTTGATCTTGCTCGACCAGATCACCATCATCGGCTCGGTCTCGTCCCACTCCATCGAGACCTGATACTCGCCGCAGTCATGCGTGCGATACGCGTTGCCGCCACCGATCTGAAAGAGCGGTCGACCTTGCGCATCATGGACCGGATATTTCGTGTTCACGCCACTTCCTCCACGCGAGGAGCGACGTGTTGCCGCTGCTGCTTCGCCAGCATTTTTGCACGTTTGCGCTCCTGCCGCTTCTTGATGTCGCGACGCATCTTTGTGCGCAGGTTCTGCACGTTTTTGTTCACCTGTCGCAGGCGCAGCACTTCGGCCTCCAGCACGCGCACGTTCTCCAGCGCCACGGCAAGCTGCTCGTAGATCGTGGGCATCAGGATTCGATCGCGCCCTTGACCAGACGCATCGGCGTGCGCGCGAGCTTTCCGGCGAGCCGCCCGAGACGCTCAGGCAGCTTCTCCTCGTGCCACTGCACGGGGCTCGTCATGCCGAGATTCTCAAAACGCGGTTTCGATGCCTTCGCGCTGCGCCGTCGTGAACGCGTGCTTGGCGTCGACCAGATGTGCGACGCACGCGGTGAGCGTGTCGGCGATC